TCCAGCTTGGTTGAAGATAGGAGCTACTGAAGACAACAGGCTAAGTTTACGACTCACAAACGGTTCTCAGATAAAGGCAGTGTCAGGAGCAAGCGACTCAGCTCGTTCTGAAGCAGTATCTCTTCTTGTGATGGATGAATGTGTAACTGGAGATACTGAAATATTAATTAAGAATAAAAATACTGGCGAAATAGAAAAGACAACAATAAATGAATTAAAAAATAAATTATCTGGACATTATTGATATTTATAGTAAAAGCAAATGTTTATAGAGAATATTAAAAAACACTCGTGGAATTGGAAAGAACCTATAGAAAAAGAATGTTCCGGATGTGGAAAGAGATATTTAACAAAAAAAGAAAATAAAAAATACTGTACTCAACCATGTTGGACTTCACATAATCACCATAAAGATTCAGAAGAAACAAAAAGAAAAAGAGTAGAATCAAATAAAAAAACTGTATCGACACAGGAACATAAAGAAAAGATTAAGAGTAGTCCTAGAGTAATAGAAGCACGAAGACAGAATTCAATAAGATTAAAGAGACTTATAAAAGAAGGTAAATTTACGCCATGCATAACTAATAGTTGGACAAATTGGAAAAGCTATATTAAAATTAAAGATGACATAAAAAAATTCAGAAGTAATTGGGAAGCTGTATTTTTTCTATTAAATCAACATCTAGACTACGAAAAAGTAAGAATACAATATGAATATCAAAATAAAGTATCATCTTATATAGTAGATTTCGTTGATTTTGACAAAAAAATTTTATATGAAATAAAACCATCAAAATTAAAATCGGATCCTAAAAATATAATTAAATTTAAAAGCGCATTATCATGGTGTAAAGATAATTCTTATAAAATGGTAATAATTTCAGATAGTTGGTTTAAGAAAAATGCGAATATGATTAATTATGAAGAACAACCCCAGTTATTAAAATCGATGAGACAATTTTTAAAATGATAAAAAATACTAAATATGAAATTTTAACTCCAACCGGGTTTAGTGATTTTGATGGAATTTTATCAAAGATTACTAATATCATTTTTCATATAAAATTATCAAATAATTCTTTTATAAAGTGTACAGAGGGGCATTGTCTTAAATTTCCAAATGGTGAGTTTCTAGAAGCGTGTTTATTGAGAGTAGGCGATATACTATTTGGGAATATTTCTATTATTTCTATTGATATTATAGAAGAAGAATTCGAAGTTTATGATTTAGTAAACGTAAAGAATAAAAACGAATATTATACAAATGATGTAGTTAGTCATAATTGCGCTTTCATAGATAATGCAGAGGATCTTTTTGGTTCTGCTCAGCAAACCTTGGCAACCGGTGGTAAATGTATAGCATTATCGACTCCAAACGGCGTAGGTAATTGGTTCCACAAAACATATATAAAAGCGCAGAAAAAAGAAAACAGCTTTGTACCAGTATCACTTCCTTGGACAGTACACCCAGAAAGAAGTCAACCTTGGAGAGATAGACAAGATCAAGACCTTGGAGTTAGAATGGCTGCGCAAGAGTGTGATTGTGACTTTAGTTCATCGGGTAATACTGTCATCATCCCAGACATACTAAGTTGGTATGAAGAAAACATGGTCTTAGAGCCTATCGAAAGAAGGGGACTCGATAAGGCAATGTGGATATGGGAGTACCCAAGCCCTCTAAAAACCTATCTGTTATGTGCAGACGTAGCAAGAGGAGACGGAGCTGACTATTCCGCGTTCCACATCATAGACGTAGATACATTGACCCAGGTAGCAGAATACCAAGCCCAGTGCGACACCAGAGAGTTTGCAAAGACAATACTGGCAGCGGCTTTCGAGTACAACAATGCCTTGGTCGCTGTGGAGAATGCAAACATAGGTTGGGACGTTCTTCAGACTTTGATCGAGAGCGGTTACAGTAACCTACACTACTCGCATAGGACAGATTTTAGTTTAGACAATGAGAAGAGGCTTGAAAGATACGGAGCAACAGACTCATTAGTTCCTGGATTCACTATGTCGTCAGCATCAAGACCTCTTATTATAGAGAGGATGAGAGACTTCATAGAGACAAAGCAAGTAAAGATAAGATCACTTAGGCTTTTAGAAGAATTGAGAGTGTTCATATGGAAGAACTCAAAACCACAAGCAATGCAAGGATACAATGATGACCTTGTGATGTCTTTTGCGATATCGATGTATATGAGAGACTCTTCTATAAGATTCAGAAGGACGGCAGAGAGTTTAACATATGCTACATTAGACGGGATGAAGAAGATGGGAGAATCCCCAGTTTACAATACAAATAACTTTATAAATAATAATCCATATCAAATGGAGATCACTACAGTAAATGGAAATACTATAGAGGATCTGAATTGGCTATTGGGATAAAAAATAAAATATGGCAGAAATACAACAGAATTTATTTTCTACACTCCGCAGACTATTTAGTACGGACGTTATTATCCGCAATGATGGGGGCAATATGCTTTCGGTCATGGATACAGATAATATCCAATCCAATGGTGTTATTCAGACTAATTCTCTTATTGATAGGTTCCACAAAGTTTATACCACCTCTACTGCGTATGGTGTCAACCTGAATCTGGCGATGAACTATCAGTCAGCGAGAGTACAGATCTACGCTGATTATGATTCTATGGATACAGATGCAATCATAGCTTCAGCATTGGATATTATAGCGGATGAATGTCTTGGAGCAGATACAGTTATACCTCTTTTAGATGGAACTAAGAAGACCATAAAAGAATTGCACGACTCAGGAGCAAAAGACATATGGATATATGGTTTAGATGAAAAAACTAATGAATTCCGTCCAGTAAAAGCTGAAAAAGTGGCCTATAATGGGAAGAAAAGGGTATATAAAATAACCTTCGATGATGGAACTGAAGTAAAAGCTACATCTAATCATATTTGGATAGATAGCAGTGGATCTCAAATAACTACTAGTGACATAAAAATTAGTACTAGTATATTAGCTCTTTCTACTAAAATATCAGAAGGAACTAGCATGCCTGGATATGAAAAAATATGGAGTGGGGATAAATTCGAATATACTCATAGGATAGTAGCAAATCAGGTTACATTTTTAAAAGAACAGAGGAATCAGATTCCAGCAAAAGAAAAACCAGTAGTACACCATGACTCTTTTGATAAAAGAAATAATAATCCTAATTTTCTAAAGTGGGTAGGATGGAATGAGCATAATAAAATTCATGCTGAATATAATAAAAACCTTTGGGTTAGTATAAATTCAGATCCGCCCAAAAAAAATGATTACTACGTAAAATTAATGGAAGGACAAAAACATTTTTGGGAAAATGTAGATAAGCAGTCTTTTTTGAAAAAGAAATCAGATTCCATGAAAAGTTACATGGAAAATTTGAGTTCAGAAGAAAGAAAAATCGTATATGGACACCGTGGATCTAAAAATGGAATGTATGGAAAAGGATATAAAATTTCAAAAGAAAAAAATGGTAGATATAATACACAAACTACTAGAAAAAAATCTATAAACTTAGCATATATAATAGATAGAATAAAAAATGATCCCCACAAAAATATTTTAGGAGATATACAAAAAGAACTTAATATTATAACATTTGAGTGGAGAAAAATAATTAGAGATCTCTTTGCTGTGTATAAGTGTAATAATACTAAAACCCTAATAAATAAAATACTTTCTAACCATAGCACTGATACTATAATTAAATTTAGGTCATATTGCAATAATACTTACAAAGAGGGAAAGAGATTTTTAGTATCAGATTTTTGTAATAGTAATTCTATTACTATCAATAAGTTGAGAAGAATAGTGTTGGGTAATGGATATTCAACTTTAGAAGATTTTGCAAAATCATCTAATCATAAAGTTGTATCAATAGAAGAATGCGGATATGAAGATGTTTATGACATAGTAAATGCAGGAGACAATCACATATTTGCTATAGAGGCTAAAGACGGGTCTAAGATATATACACACAATTGTACACTCAAAAATGAACAGGGTCAAGTACTGACTATAAGGTCTTCAGACGAAAACATACAGAAGATCTTAGAAAACCTATTCTACTCAGTGCTCAACATAGAGTTCAATCTATGGTCTTGGATAAGAAACATGTGCAAGTACGGGGACTTCTACTTAAAGATGGAGATCTCTGATAAATTTGGCGTGTATAATGTAATTCCATTTTCAGCATACAACATAGTGCGCCAGGAAGGATACAACCCGAACAACCCTAATGAGGTGAGATTCAAGTTTGATCCTAACGCAGCATTGGCAGCAACATCTGGATACACTTCGGCTTTCAACAACCAAGACCCAGGAGTGTGGTTTGATAACTACGAGATGGCACATTTCAGGCTCATTGGAGACGTCAACTATCTTCCCTATGGCAGATCATACCTAGAGCCAGCAAGAAAGCTGTTTAAACAGTATACGCTCATAGAAGATGCCATGTTGATCCATAGGATCACTCGTGCCCCAGAGAGAAGGATATTCTACACGAACGTTGGAGCGATACCACCAAACGAGGTAGAGAACTACGTTCAGAGGATGATCAACAAGATGAAGAAGACTCCATTGATCGATCCTAACACAGGACAATACAACCTAAAGTACAACCAACAGAACCTACTAGAAGACTTCATAGTTCCTGTAAGAGGCAATGATACGTCTACAAGGATAGATACGGCGAAAGGCCTGGAGTACAATGCGATAGAAGACGTCATATACTTTAGAGAAAAGCTATTCGCAGCGTTGAAGATACCAAAGGCGTTCATGGGATACGAAAAAGACCTCACAGGTAAAGCTACCCTCGCGGCAGAAGACATCAGGTTTGCTCGTACTGTAGAAAGACTGCAGAGGATCATAGTATCAGAGCTCAAGAAGATAGCTCTAGTTCATCTATATGCAAACGGATACACAGACGAAGGCATGGCAAACTTCACCCTGAGCCTGACAAATCCGTCCATCATATACGACCAGGAGAGGATAGCGATGTTCAAAGAGAAGATCGATCTGGCAACTCAAGCTGTTGAAGGAGCGATACTTCCTAAAGAGTACATCTGGGAAAACATATTCCACCTTTCTCCTGATTCGTTTGGTGAGCTCCAAGACATGATCATCGAAGACCAAAAGAACAAATTCAGATACGATCAGATAGAGACAGAAGGAAACGATCCTCTAGAGTCAGGCACAGCATACGGAACTCCTTCCCAGATAGCAGGACTGTACGGCGGAAAACCTACCTTAGACGTTCCAGACGGCTACAACGAAACAAATCCTAATGAGCCAGTGAAGATGCCAGGAAGGCCTGAAAAGTACAAATCGATCATCGGAACTGACAAAAGTGCGTTTGGTAGAGATCCAATAGGCAGAAAAGGAATGGGATCTAGCATGGAACGCGGAGAAGATAAGGTAGAATATAAAGGTGGACCATTGAGCTTTGAAAGCACTAAAGCGGTGTATCTTCAGAATAAAGACAGCATGGCAAAGATGTTTGCGGGCAAGAAGGTGTCCCTGTTTGAGAACCAAAGTGAAACAGGTGGGCTTTTAGATGAAAGAAACATCAAAGAATAAACACCGAGAAGCAATTAGATATATTTATAAATAGAATCGATCCAATTCATGGCATCACTTAAACATTCGAAATATCGAAATTCTGGCATACTTTTTGAGTTGCTAGTCAGACAGACTACGGCTGATTTTATTGCCAATAGGGAGTCAAAAGCAGTAAAGATACTCAAGAAGTATTTTACGAACACAGAACTAGGCAAGGAGTACGCTCTTTACAATGGAGTAGTAACAAGTCCTAAACTCTCAGAATCTAAAGCAGAGATGCTAATCTCTACAATTTTAGAGCAGTATAAGAAGCTTGATAAAGAAGCAATACAGAAACTAAAGTATAACCTTATAAGAGAAATCAAGTCTGGGTATGATATTGACGATTTCTTTAAGGCTAAGGTAGATAATTACAAAACGCTTGCTGCAATATATAATACACTCGAATCTCAAAATACAAAAGATGTTGATATTAAGCAAGTCTTCCTAAATAAAGTCGTAGTATTAGAGCATGTGACAAAATCCAAACTTGAAAATATGCCAGCTTCCAAAAATATCATGGAAGAGTTGATGCAGGAAGACAAAGAGATAAGGCTGCTTACATACAAGATACTGGTAGAAAAGTTCAATGAAAAGTACGAAGGCATGTCAACAAGGCAAAAAGACATCCTCAATAATTACATCACCAGCATATCTAACACAACAAAGCTCAATTCTTACGTAAACCAACAGCTGACAGAGATCAAAGCAGACATAGTGAAGCTCTCTAAAAAGGTCACTGATCCAGTAGTAAAGATAAAGCTGGACGAAGTGGTAAAGCTGGTTCAACCGATAAAAGAAGGAAAAAGAGTAAAAGACGAGACAATATCAGGACTTCTACAGTACATAGATCTTATAGATGAGCTTAAAAAGATACACAAATGAGTGATATGCAATCGATGGTAGATAGGATGCGTGGCAGTGAGCATCAGCCTAGCCAAGAAGAAATGGACATGGCAGAGCATCTCATAGATACGTTGCTTGCTGCTGTAGAGTCTGGAAAGATAACAGCTGAGGAGGCCAAAGACATCATCCGTAAAGCTCCTAATACCATGGAAGAGATGTCAGCTACTGGAGGCGGAGTAGGTTCAGGCGGAGCCACGTTCACCCCTGGTTCAGGCATGCAATACGCTCAAGCTCTTGATAAGCCAAAGAAAAAAATGAAAGAATCTTATAGTAAAAAAGATTATAGGACTCCAGATCCGTCTAACATAAAAAAGGGAGAGCCTGGAAAGTTCAAGCCAGGAAGTTCTTTTGCTTTTAAAGATCAACCTACAGCAGAGACTAGAGACGGCAAAGAAGTAAAAGTAGGAAGCAGCGTATATCATGCTGGAGAAAAAGCAGTGATTACTAAGATATTCAAAGATAATGGCAAGAATAGAATATCTGCAAAGAAAGAAGACGGCACGATAGTGACAGGATCTCCTATGCAGTATACGTCAGTTGCTCCATCAGCAAAAGAATCAAAAGACAAAGAACCAAAGCTCGCAGCAGGAAAACTTAAAAAGAATTATGCTGTTGATAAGTTTGGTTTCACGCCAGCCCCTTCAATACCCAATCGTCCTTCCACAGGAGGATTCCAATACAAAGCGCTGTGGGACGAATCAGAAGAACTCCAAGAGAGCTACTCTAGATTCAAAAAAGCAACACGTGAGAGAGATGCAGCTGGACAGTACCACACTGGAGTTGGCCTAGTGAGAAAGAAGCTGGCCGAGGTCAATAGAATGGTGGAGTACCTTGCTACTCTTAAAAGCGATCTGACTACTGCTGGAATGGTAAACGAGACCACTCACACAAAAAGGTCTCTTGAAAAGATGACAGAGATGATAAAGAGCATTTACGTAAAACACAAAAAACTCAAATGATATGGTAAAAGTTTCGTTTGGAATTAAGAAGAAAGGAAAAGCTAAAAAATCTTACAATAAAAACTCTAAAAGGCCAAAGGCGTATAGAGGTCAGGGACGATAATCGATATTTATTACTAAAAATACAAAAAGATGACAGTAGCAAACCTATTTGCGAAACATAGAGCGGGAGAAGTATCAAAAGAGAAGTTCCTCTACGAAGTTCGTAAAGACGCTCAACTCCCATACATAAGCAACTTGACCTCATACGATGATGCTATCAGGATTCTGAAGCAGAAGTCTGTGATCAGAGAAGCAGAAGAGACTAGAGAAGATAATGAACCTTTACTTCAAGATAAAGTAGAACAGGCTATTAGATTGGGTCTATTAAAACTAAAAGAAGGTAAATCTCCAAAGAAAATCATAAAAGAGCAAGAAGATCTACACCTTACCATAGACAGATTGAATCCGATCCTGGTGAACAAAGCTGTGAACGTAGAGCTTGCAAAGCTTCCTAAGATAGACGGTGAAGTGTACCAAAAGACGCTTGAGAAGGTGGTAGCTAAGCTCAAAAAAGATCCAAGATGTTATGATGATGTGCTAGTCGCAAACGCAAAGGAGATCAATAAAGTAGACGAGAAGCGTAAGATGATCCCAGTAAAGAAAGAACTTAAAGATCAGCATCATCAGATGAAGTCTCCAAAAGGAGTAGAAAAGCATAAAGCAAACACAAAAGCTTCTACAAAAGAGAATAAGAAGGGAAAGCCAAAAGGAGTAAAGGAGATGTCAAGTCATGCAAAAGGTCATAAAGGCATGAAGCAGATGAAGCAGCCTGAAAAGAAACACAAGGTGATGGAGGCCATAGAGACTTTCTTAAAAAAAAGATTGACCGAAGATAGTCACCACGTATACGGAATAGGCATGGGAGTAGAAACACCAGATGGACCAGGAACTGTAAAAGCAATAGTAGGATCAACTCTCACTGTAGAATTAGGAGAAGGCAAACATAAAGACTACCAGATGAACATCATAAATCACTTTTCTGGGCACCATGATAAATCTTCAAATGAGCTTGATGATGCAAAGATAAAGAAATTTGACGCAAAAGCAAAACCCGGAGTAAAGACAGTAGATGAAAAGAAAGATGCTGTGATCAAGAAAGTAGTGGAGTTCCTTAAAAAGAAAAAGAAGACAAAAGAAGTAGATGAAGTTGCCACAGCTAAAACTACCGACTCTGCTCATAATCAAGCAGTACAAAATAAATTAAATAAAGTTCAAGGATCAGCAAGAGCAGATCTACAAAAAGCTTTTAATTCAGGACAAGCAATAGATGTATAATATGAAACCACAACTTCTCATAGAGTATTCAGTATTTAAACCTCTTAGTCACCTTAAAGAAGGACTTCGTGGAAATAGTAATATGGTAGTTGTCGGTAAGCTGTCTTCTGCTGATATTCCCAATGCAAATCAACGAATCTATCCGCATGATATCCTTATGTCTCAAGCACAGAAATATGCTGAAGGACCTATAAAAGAAAGAAGAGCATTTGGAGAATTAGACCATCCAGAAACAAGCATCATCAACTTAAAGAACGTAAGCCACAACATCATGGAAATATGGTGGGAAGGCAAAGATCTATATGGCAGAGTTGAAATACTCCCTACACCATCCGGAAACATCCTAAAGACGCTGTTTGAGAATAACCTCTCAGTGGGTATATCATCAAGAGCTATGGGATCAGTTACACAAATAGGAGAAGGATTGGTGCAGGTAGAAGACGATTTAGATCTTATTGGGTGGGATTTTGTTTCGCAACCCTCAAATTTCGGTTCCTATATGCACCAAGAAGGCAAAAAAGGGCTTAAAGAATCGATAGATCATTCTGTATCAGTAGATAAATATTCTAGAATTCATAAGTTAATTTCAGAGATCATCTGTTTACAATCAGGGATTTGCTGTTTGAGCTGATTTACATATAGGAAGATGTTTCTGTTTCATAGTAGAAATTCCTCCTATTTTTCCGCAATGTGGGCATGTAAATTTACGAACAATTTTATTTTTTCCTTTCATAGAATCACTTTTTCTTTTTGATAGTGTGGGGTCATTTAGATAGCTCAGTTTTAAAGAATTAGATTTTTTAATTGAACATTCTAAAGCTTTTTGCTTTCCAAACTGTTCTACTATAGATTTTCCTTTTCTTAAATCAGAATTTATTTTTTTAAATTTAGGTAGTTTTGAGTGGTGATACTTAGAGTGTTGATTTTTTGAATATTCTATAATTCTAGAACTTGGAATGTATCTTAATTGATTGTGATCTTTAGTATTACACATCATAAAAAATGCCAAAGCTAATTTTACATTTCCATTATCAGTTTCATATAATAACCAATGGACGATAAAATGCTCTCTAGCTGTAAGTAGTACTATATTAGTTTTATCATTCATACCTCCTAAACATCTTGGAATGATATGATGAGCTTCGTAGTAGACATAATCATTATGATCTCTAGAAAGTTTTTTTCTCCCTTCTAATTTAGCCTTTGCAATGATCCTATTGTAAATTTTGAGATGATCCATAAAATAAAAGTGAGTCAAAATAAACAGAGTTCTGGTACAACTCCATCTATGATGACTCAATATCTTTGTTAATTACTAGTACCAGTAGCAATTTATTATAAATATCAGACAATAGCAAATTTAAACTCTAAGTTGTAATATTTTTTTTGTTTAAACTCGATTCTCGTCAAAAGTTGTATATTTATCAACAGATGCGTCTTCCCAATATGACGCTATTACACTAATTTCCCATATCGTTCCACATCCTCAATGAACGATTAAGATCCAAAAAACTTTAAAAAAGTATGGAAAGTATTTACACTCAGGCTGTTGCTGATGCAAAAGCAGTTCGTGAAAGCGCCATGGCCAACGCTAAAGCTGCGATTCAAGAAGCATTCGAGCCAAAGATCAAAGCGATGTTGAAGAAACACATCGTAGAATCTGAAGAAGAAGAAATGGACGAAGCAGAGCACATCGTTCACACAAAGAAATCAGCTCGTAGTCATGAAGCCGGTTACAAACATGCTCCAGCTCATAAAGGCGCGATCGAAGATTTAGATGAGTATGATGAAATGGACGAAGGAGAAGATGGTGATCAAGCAACAACAGCAGAAGTATATACATCACCTTCTGGTGAACATGAAGCTACAGTTGAATTTAACGGTAAAACTGCTAAAGTTGTAGAACGTACTGGTGAAGATGTTGATAAATTCTGGAAGATGATTGCAAAGGCCGCTAAAAAAATGGGCGCAACTCACATACACTCAGAAGAAAATGATCCAGAGACTGAGAGTATAGAAGATATTCTATCAATGGACGAATCTGAAGAAGAGATGGACGAGGCAGAGCACATTGTGCATACAAATAAAGCACATCGCTCAAAAGAAGCCGGTTACAAACATGCTCCAGCTCATAAAGGCGCTATTGAAGACATGGAAGAAGGCTATGACGAAATGGACGAAGCAGATCCTGGTAATCTTGATGAAAAGTATCTTGATGAGATCCTAGACGAACTCGAAGAAATGGACGAAGCTCACCATGAAGAAGACGATGAAGAAGAAGACGAAATGGACGAAGCTAAACACCACATGGACGAGGCTAAAAAGAAAAAGAAAGCCAAACATGAAGAAGAGCTAGACGAACATTACGACGAAATGGAAGAAGCCAAAGAAGAAGACGACGAAGAAGAAGATGAAGAAGAGGGAGAAGACGGCAAAGAGTCTGAAGAAGACACCAAAGTTGTTGACGTAACTCTTGGAGATCTTGTAAACGCAATCAAAGCTGCAATGGCTGGCCACGAAGGTGGAGAAGGCGCAGAAGCTGGTGATGATGAAGTTTCTCTTGATGAGATTCTAGCTGAACTCGAAGACGAAGGCGAAGAGGATGATGAAGAAGAAGACGAAATGGACGAAGCTAAGCATCACATGGAAGAAGCCAAAAAGAAAATGCACGAGAAGAAGAAGATGGAAGAGAAGAAAAAGATGGCAGAAAAGAAAGAACTCGAAGAGGCTAAGAAAGCAATCAAACTGATGCAGAAAGAGCTGAATGAGATCAATCTTCTGAACGCTAAGCTTCTTTATGTTAACAAGATCTTCAAATCTAAATCTCTTACTGAAGCACAAAAAGTAAAGGTCCTGAATGCATTCGATAGAGCGACGTCGGTTAAAGAAGTGAAGAACACATTTAAGTTCATCAGCGAATCAATAACTGCTGCTCCTAAGAAACAATTAAAAGAATCCTTCTCAGGATTTGCATCTAAGCCAACAGGCGGAGCTCCAAAAGGAAACACACTGGAGTCTGATCCTTTCATAGCAAGAATGCAGAAACTAGCAGGCATCTAATTCAGAAACAACTATTTTAAAACTTAAAAACAAACAAAATGAATCTAGTAAATTCCCTTTTACAAGAATCTGCACAGAACGCATATAGTTCGACTCTGTCAGTTTCTCAAAGACTCGTTAAGAAGTGGGGCAAATCAGGCCTGCTTAAAAACTTGAACGAGCATGACTCTAGGACGATGGCGATGATCCTTGAGAATCAGTCTAAACAGCTCGTAACTGAGACTTCTGCTGCAACAGGCGGAGTATCTAACGGTGCTACTTTCACAGCTGGTGCTGGTGAACAGTGGGCTGGTGTGGCTCTTCCGTTGGTTCGTAAGATCTTCGGTCAGCTTGCATCTAAGGAGTTCGTTAGCGTACAGCCAATGAACCTTCCTGCTGGTCTGGTGTTCTACCTTGACTTCCAGTACGGTACTACAGGTAATCCTGGATTTGGTGCTGGTACTTCAATGTACGGTACAAAAGACACAAAAGATTTTGGTAACTCAAATGCTGGTGGTCTTTATGGTGCTGGTACTTTTGGTTATTCTTTAAACCTTTTTAGCGCAAGCTTTACAGCATCTTCAGTATTAACTGGTTCTCAAGTAACTTGGGCAAACCTTAACTTTGATGCTAACTATTCTGCATCTGTTGCGGCTGGCGCAGTAGCTATTGTAAACTTTGCAAATGCTAATGCAACCCTATTCCCATATTTGAATCAGAATGGCGTTCGTGCTTTTGAAATTACAGGATCTGTATCTAGCATTGCAGCACTAGTTAACCCAGCAAATAGTGCAAATCAATTTACTTCTTACAATAATATTACAGATACTCTGTCCTTTGTTATTGTTAGTGGTTCTAGCACATATGCTACAGCTACAAATAACCTGTTGACTGGTAGCTTGATGACAGTATACTATAACAAGCAGACTGACTTTAACGCAATCGGTGACTTTGAAGATCGTACATCTACACAAGGTGTTTCTGTTCCTAACGCATACTCTCCTACTTCAATTTCTATCCCAGAGGTTAACGTACAGATGGTAAGCCAGACGATCTCTGCTAAAACACGTAAGTTGAAAGCACAGTGGACACCAGAATTTGCACAGGATCTTAACGCATACCACTCACTTGACGCTGAGGCTGAATTGACTGGTATTCTTTCTGAGTACATCACTCTGGAAATAGATCTTGAAGTTCTTGACATGCTGATCCAAAAGGCTCCAACAGTTGACTACTGGTCTGCTAAAGTTGGTAACCAGATCAACTCAACAAACACTGCGTTTACTTCAAACACTGCAGGCGTGTTCTACAACCAGATGACTTGGTTCCAGACCATCGGTATCAAGCTTCAGAAGCTGTCTAACATCATCCACCAGAAGACTCTCCGTGGCGGTGCAAACTTCATGGTAGTTTCTCCAGCAGTAGCTACGATCCTTGAATCAATCCCAGGATTTGCAGCTGATACTGACGGTGCAGCAGACACAATGAAGTATGCTTTCGGTGTACAGAAGATCGGTTCTCTTAACAGCCGTTACAAAGTGTATAAGAACCCTTATATGCTGGAGAACGTGGTACTGTTAGGTTTCCGTGGCAACCAGTTCTTAGAGTGTGGTGCGGTTTACGCTCCTTACGTGCCATTGATCATGACGCCTCTGGTGTACGATCCTAACACCTTTACTCCAAGAAAGGGGATAATGACACGTTACGCAATGACGATGGTCAGGCCCGAATTTTATGCGAACTTGTTCGTATCAGATTTGAATGTAGTCTAAGTTTAATCTAAGACAATAATAAAAGAAAGGCCCGGTTTTTACCGGGCTTTTTTGTTTTTCATCAAAAAGTATTCTATATTTATAAGCATGAAACTGATAGATCTTTTAATTGAAGACGAGGAAATAATAGACGTCGATAAATTGATGAAGAAGGGATTCTTACAAGGGCCAGAGACGATAGACCCAGAAACTGGAAGTGTAAAGACCCAAGTATACAATGTAGCAGACTTTAAAAAGTTTGCAAAATCTCTTAGAGACGTCAAAAAGAATTTAGATATATACAAGCACTCTTCTAACAAAGGAATAGCAGATCTATCCCAAAAAATAACAAAAGAACTGAACCTTGCTATAAAAGATATATTAGACCTTGAAGGAAAAGTTTACATTTTCAAGTCTACTCTTTAGAATAATTTCAATATTTATATAAAACAATAACATGCCACAAATAGTAGACGGATTAAAAGACCCGTATGGTTTAAATGGAGGCGCTATACTTAGCGGATCTGTGAATAAAGCTTGTGATGCCTTTTGGTATTATGCAGTAACAGGGACCACTGCGATCATTAAATTTTCAAATCTTAGCGGAAGTTCAATAAGCGCATCATTCAACCAAGGCCAAAGCATATACGGTAACATAACTTCTGTGACACAATCAGCAGGTCTTGCGATAATATACAGCGGATCTTACTTCCCAGGATATTAATAGTTTCAAACCCAACCAAACATAATGGTCGAAGAAAAAGTTGGTCCTAACGGCAGAAAACCCAAAGGCCCTATAAAGTTTCAGATACAGTTGAATGAAGAACAGCGTTTGGCTAAGCAAGTGATCTTTGACAACACGGTGACTATACTGAAAGGCCAGGCGGGCTCTGGTAAGTCTTTGCTTGCTGCACAGGTCGCTTTGGACATGCTCTTTAAGAAAGACATAGAAAAGGTCATCATAACAAGACCCACTGTAGAGGCAGCAGCGAGCATAGGATTCCTCCCAGGATCGAAAGAAGACAAGCTAGCGCCGTTCACAGCTCCAGTGTTTGATAACATGTACAGACTCTACAACAAAGAGAAGATAGACAAGTTGGTAGAAGAAGGCAAGATAGAGATATGTCCTCTTGGCTTCATGAGAGGCAGAAACTTCTCAGACTGTCTTGTGCTGGTAGATGAGTCACAGAACATAACACACGATCAGATGAGATTGGTGCTGGGCAGGATATGCAAAGGTTCAAAGATGGTGCTCTGCGGAGATGCGTCTCAGATCGATCTAAAGGAGAAAAAAACTTCAGGGTTCGATTTCATTTGTAAGAACTTTACCGATGTTCCTAAGTTTGCGGTAGTCACTCTCAAACAAAACCACAGAGATCCGATAGTAGAAGAGATCCTCAGAGTTTATAAGCAATATGAGGACTAGTTGTCGGCTTTCCTGATATTTATTATAAACACAAAAAATGAGTAACCCTCAACCGTGGCCAGGCAGCGCTTCATTCTCAACAGGTAGTACACCGTTTGGACTTTACGATACAGATCCAGTATTTGTAAGTGAATCTGTGCAAGTAGCTGATTACTGTGCCAAAAAGCTAGGTTACCCCATGATGGAAGTGGAGCTTCAAGATAGTCAATTTTTTGCTTGTTTTGAAGAGGCTGTTTCCACATATGCTCTAGAGATATACCAGTCTAAGATAAAAGACAACTATCTAGGTCTAGAAGGTTCTCCTACTGGATCTCTTCTCAATAACACAGTCGTAGTCCCAAACCTAAATACAGTCATAACGATAGCAGACTCATACGGAGCTCCTGCTGGAGTTGGCGGAAACATAGATTGGTACACGGGCTCGATAACACTATACTCGGGCAGTCAGATATACGACATTCAGAGCATCGCTATCTCAGGAGGATGGATACAGCCAGGAGACAGAGTCGTTGTGCAGCAAGTGTACTACCAAGGAAACCCAGCGATAAACCAATACTACGATCCATACGTTGGTGGATCTATAAACTACCAAGGAGCAGCAGAGAACTTTGGATGGGCGTCGTATTCTCCAGGACTCAACTTCACCCTGTTCCCTGTCTACTGGGACATACAGAGGATCCAGGAGATAGAGATGTCAAACACTGTGAGAAGAAGCGCGTATACGTTTGAGATAGTCAACAACAAGCTCAAGATATTCCCGATGCCTGAGATAAACAGCGCCCTTTGGATCCAGTATTCAAAGAAGAGCGAGATGGGAGATCCAAGCATAAACAGTCCATACTCCGGAAGCACAAACCTCGTAGCTAATCCTTCTCAAGTTCCATACGGCACGATAACGTACTCTCAGATCAATAGACCAGGAAGGCAGTGGATATACGAATACACATTGGCTCTTGCTTCTGAACTTCTTGGTCTAGTGAGAGGAAAGTACACTCAAGTTCCAGTTCCAGGGTCTGAAGTGACTTTGAATGGAGCAGATCTGATATCGAAAGGACAAAACACGCAGCAGGCACTGAAAGAAAGATTGAGACAGGAGCTTGAAGATATGACAAGACAGAGTCAGCTGGAGAGAAAAGCCGCAGAGGCAAAATCTGAAAGCGACACATTATTGAACGTTCCACTATTAATCTACATCGGCTAATGGCTCTATTCGGATCAACAAGAGACATAACAACGTTCAAATTTATGACGAGAGAAGTCGTGGAGAACATCGTGAGTCAAGCAATCGGATATTACAAGGTAGTTTTAGGAGATACGCCTTTCAACACATACGGAGAGGCTCTTAACAAAACCTACATAGGACCTGTGCTGATAAACTGCTTGATACAGAGAGGAGACTTCGAATTCACGCAGACAGAGTTTGGACCAGACAACACAAGGGCAGTTGAGTTCAGGTTCTTTAAAGACCATCTAATTCAAGCAAACGTGTTTCCTGAGGTGGGTGATGTGATCATGTACAATGAGTTGTATTTTTCTGTGGACTCTGTAAACGAGAATCAGCTGATACTAGGAAAAGACAACCAATACGCATACCAAGACGGTCTAGAGAACTTTGGATCTTCATATTCGATGATACTGAAGACCCACTACGCTTCTCCGGATTCGTTGGGAATAAAACAAGAGAGACTATAACATGGCAGGAAAAGGCGGGATACAGACGACAAGGCCACAAAGCAGACGAGAGTTCATGAAGACTCTTGAGACCCCATATGTACAGCAAGTTCCAGATCCAGTTTTCACAGAGCCTCAGAAGCTGGGACAGCCAGAGAACAACAGAGCTTTAGAGTACTCTTTGAAAGGAGACACTGATAAAGTATTTTCAGTAGGGATAAAAGACATAGACGATGCGGTGATGTACTACTTTACCCAAGTACTGAAACCGACGGTGGTTCAAAACAACACCAAGCTGAACGTTCCTATATTGTACGGAACTCCTGAGAACTGGAAGAGCGTGCAAGCAGACGGATACTACAGAGACCAGAAAGGAAAGCTTATGGCGCCTCTGATCATGTTCAAACGTAACTCAGTTACTCAGAACAGAACTTTAGGAAACAAACTCGACGGTAACCAGGCTCATAACTTGCAGTTCTTCCAAAAGAAATACTCAAAGAGAAACATATACAGCAACTTTGCGGCTCTGAACAACAGATCTCCAGAGACAGAGTACTTGGTGTCGATAACCCCAGACTACGTGACTGTAGAATACACTTGCATGGTGTGGACTTACTTTGTAGAACAGATAGATACTATTATCGAGTC